GAACAACCGCGTCATAAATACACTTGACGCTACTCAAACCAGCGTGTATACTTGTAAAAGTGTATGCGCTTTTTTGTTCAGCATCACAGGCAACGTAACATCTAAACATTTAGATAGGCAACACATAGTAAAACTTTTAGAAAGGCAACATAACTATGGCATCATTAGCAGAAATTCGCGCAAGACTAGCCGCTAGCGAATCAAAACAAGGCGGATCCGGAACAGGTGGCGACAATGGAATTTACCCACACTGGAATATGGAAGAAGGCCACAGCGCCACACTACGTTTTTTACCCGACGGCAATCCAAAAAACACATTCTTTTGGCAAGAGCGTGCTATGATTCGTTTGCCATTCAATGGCATCAAGGGCGAAGCAGACAGCAAACAAGTTTATGTACAAGTTCCATGTATGGAAATGTGGCAAGAAACTTGCCCAGTTCTAACAGAAGTTCGCACTTGGTTCAAAGACAAGGCTCTGGAAGACATGGGTCGTAAGTATTGGAAAAAACGCAGTTACATTTTCCAAGGCTTTGTGCGTGAGAATCCACTGGGCGATGACAAGACTCCTGAGAATCCAATTCGACGTTTTATCATTGGTCCTCAGATCTTTTCAATCATCAAGTCAGCATTGATGGATCCAGAGTTGGAAGAATTGCCAACCGACATGCAACGCGGTTTGGATTTTCGTATTACCAAAACAGCCAAGGGCGGGTTTGCTGACTACAACACTTCCAAGTGGTCTCGCAAAGAGTCAGCACTGACCGAAGCTGAACAGGCCGCAGTAGAAAAACACAGTTTGTATGACTTGAGCACATTCCTGCCCAAGAAGCCCACCGAAGCTGAAGTCAAAGTGATCAAAGAAATGTTTGAAGCTTCGGTAGATGGTCAAAGCTATGACACCGAGCGTTGGGGTCAGTATTTCCGTCCAGCTGGCGTAAGTGCTCCTGCCGGATCCGGAGCAGCACACACAGACGAAGATGCACCAGCACCAGTGTCGAAACCAGCACCAGTCAGTAGTTTTGATGACGAAGATGATGCACCAGCACCAGCTGTGGCCTCAGCTCCAGTAGAAGCCAAACCTTCAACTCAAAAAGCTGAAGACATCTTGGCCATGATCAGGGCACGTCAAAAAGCCTAATTGATGCTGTCGTACTTAGACTGTATCGTTTTTCCAGACCGCTGTGAGGTAATAGAAGTTTTACCGTCACAGCGGTATGTGTTTCCTATATTCAAAAACGCTTCATCCAGTTTGCATTTTCAAGCTATACAAAGTCATTGGAAAATAGTGTTCAATGAACAGATTAAAAAACTAGATCGCATAGAAGTATTTTTACGTGAACCAGATCAACGACTGGTATCGGGGTTCAATACGTTTGTACAACATACCATGCGAGATTGTCCTGAGTTAGACCAAGACACAGTAATATGGTTTGCAAAAAATTACTTGTTTTTAGATCGTCATTATTGTCCGCAATTTTTTTGGTTGATAAGCCTGTCAAGATTTTTATCTCCAGATACTGAGTTAACTTTTACACATATGAATCAAGTAGCAAAGTTCACACCTCTTCATGTTGTGCCAGATGGCATTGTGCCGGCCACCGTGGAAATTGTAAAGCACGCACAGTCGATACCACGTATAGAAATGTACCAACGCCTGGAACAATGCTTTTATGATCAATGTCTAGACCGCTCAATGACCTTTGCTGAAATTTTAAAAATCTTACAAAAACAAGACCCAGCAGCATATGATTGGGTGATTGGCCGCAGTAAACGAATTTTGAATTCTACCCATGCATTGTCCTAGACTCGATCACTTTGTGAGATTCAACAGCAACGGTACTGTAAGCCGTTGCGGTCACATGGTCAACGCACCCGAGTTTGACAGTCTCGAAATCATGGAAAACAGTACCTGGTTGGCCAAAACTCGTGAAAAGATGCAGGCCGATCAGTGGCCCGCTGAATGTGTGCGATGTCAAGAAACAGAACCCAACAGCATTAGACAGTATGCAATAAACTTGGATCAACAAACCGCACAAACAGATTATCTACAAGTGGGCGGAGTATTGGACAATGTGTGCAATGCAGCCTGCCTGAGTTGCAACGAAACTTTAAGCACTAGAATAGGTGCTCTTAGAGGCGCCGGATTTCCGGTGTACAACAACCTTGAACAATTTTGGAAACTGCCGCAACATCGCATTGTGCATTTGGACATCAATGGTGGCGAGCCCAGTTACAGTAAAAATTATCGACACTTGTTGGCCAATTTACCACCCAAGCTGAAAACTCTACGACTCAATACCAATTGCAGTACAGTGTTGCATGAGCTGGAGAGCATAGCGCAACGCGGTATTGAAGTCACAGTCACAGTCAGTTGCGATGGAATAAGTGAGGTACACGAGCTGACTCGTTGGCCTGTGACCTGGCAAACATACTATGACAATCTCATGATCTACAAGACCATGCCAATTCAGTTGAATCTTTGGACCACGGTCAGTGTACTGAACCAGGATGATTTGCCCAATATTCAAGCCTTTGCTCGTGAACACAAGATCGATCATGCCTGGGCTTATCTCAAACATCCTTGGGAGTTATCGGTCGATAATCAAGACACCGAGGCCACTCAAGCATACATACGCAAACAAAAATTGCTTAGGAAAATAGCATGAAGATTGCAATTACCGGACACACTGCAGGCATTGGACAAGCTCTGGCTCAACAGTATCAGGCCCAAGGCCACGATATCGTGGGTCTAAGCAAACGCGAAGGCAACAACATACGTAACATTCCAAAGATATGCGATCAAATTGAACCTTGCGATGTGTTTGTTAACAATGCGCAGGCCGGATATGCACAAACAGAATTGCTGTTTGAAATGACTCAACGATGGTCTGGAACACAAAAACACATTGTGGTCATAAGCACACAGATGACACAGTATCCTGTGAGTGTGTTGCCTGGATTGGCGATGGATCAATACAGAATACAAAAAGTTGCCTTGGAAGAGTCTGTGAACCAACTACGCAATCGCAACACCGGCGTGAGATTTACCATAGTACGTCCGGGTGACATAGCCACCAGTGCTGATAAAACAGTACCACCGTCTGCTGATGTTGACAATTGGGCACAGACCTTGATTGCACTGTTTGAGCTGGCAGAAAAAAACAACTTGTACATACCAGATATAAGTCTCGGACCATGATTACACCAAAACAAATATTGACCACCGGTACGTTTTGCCCTTTGCCATGGACTGGGCTCATGTACAATACCAATGGCACAGTAAAAAACTGTATTCGCAGTGCTGGTCAACTTGGCAATCTCAAAGATCACGCCATCGAAGACATCCTGCACGGACCAATCAATTTGGACACGCAACAACGCATGCTAGACAGTCGGCCCGGCAAAGACTGCCACCCTTGCTACGGTCTTGAAAAAGAAAAATCAGGGTTTGACATCATCAGCGACAGAATATTTTACATACGTGAGTTGAAACAGGTTTCAATGGATACCTATCAGTTGGATCAGCACAAGCTACATACCATAGATGTGCGCTGGACCAATCTGTGTAATTTTGCATGTGTGTACTGTGGCCCGCAATTCAGCAGTCGCTGGGCCGACGAGTTGGACATGACTATTCAACGTCCTGATCCAGAACAAGTAGAAGCATTTAAAAAATACATATTTGAGCATGCTGCCACGCTCAAACACGTTTACATGGCCGGCGGTGAACCTTTGCTGATGAAAGAGAATTTGGAGTTGTTGGCCCTGCTAAAACAGGTCAATCCAGAAATCAATTTACGAGTCAACACCAATCTCAGCAAAACCAACACTCAAGTGTTTGAAGCCATATGCCAGTTTAAAAATGTACACTGGACCGTGAGTGTGGAAAGCATGGGCGCAGAATTCGAATACATAAGATTTGGTGGACATTGGCAAGACTTTTTGGATAACCTACAGGCAATCAAACAATTGGATCATAAGATATCTTTCAACATGTTGTGGTTTTTGTTGAACTACGATTCTGTGTTTGATTGTGTTGATTATTTGAAACAGATCGGGTTTCACAACAACAGTTTTGTAATTGGCGCTCTTTTAGGTGCCGAAGCTCAGGGTCCAGAATACCTAAATGTTAGGAATTTGCCAGAAAATGTGTTAAAATTACTTGAACACAAATTGCAAGATAGAATATCAGAGGCTCCAGGATACTTGTTGGAGGACAGTTATCGAAACATGTTGCGTTATATTCAACAACCGTTTGAGAGAAATCTTCAAGCATCGTTTGAAAAATTACAAGACATGGATCAACGACGTAGCATAGACAGCAGAAACGTTTTTACAGAGTTATACAAATTTAAAGAGGAAGACTAACATGGGAAAACCATTTGACGTAAGCAAGTTCCGCAAGGAAATTACCAAAAGCATCGAAGGCCTTAGCATTGGCTTCAACGATCCCACAGACTGGATCAGCACAGGCAACTTTGCACTCAACTACCTGATCTCAGGTGACTTTCACAAAGGCATCCCCTTGGGCAAGGTCACTGTGTTTGCCGGTGAATCTGGTGCAGGCAAGAGTTATTTTTGCTC